AGCTAACGAAGCGCAGCAAAAAATTAAAGACCAATCAACTCTATAAACATGGAACTATTTGAATTGAAACTCGAAGACCTGCTTAAGCACGGTGTATTCAAAATAAGTTTAGTCGGCAGCCCCGCAATGGAGGCAGACTGGATTAAACTGTCTAAGCAGTTTACCCTTGCCAAAGTGGACAGCGATAAACGTATCATCGTTGGCCCCGCCATGATTCCGAACAAACGGATACTACGCATCGACAAGGACGGAACCGAATATGAAATATTCTTTAGCCCCGAAACAATCGAGGCCGCAGCGCATAAATACCTGATTGACGCCAAGCAGCACGACGTAAACGTTGAACACGAAATCAACATAGGTGGCGTAACTACGGTTGAATCGTGGATAGTCGATAACCCCGATACGGATAAAGCCAAGTCGCTTGGATTCGATGTGCCGAAAGGAACGTGGATGATAGCGATGAAGGTTCAGGACGAGCGGGTGTGGGAAGACTTAATCAAGTCGGGGCTGCTCAACGGGTTCAGTATCGAAGGCGTGTTTCAACCAACCGAACCGGAAGACGCTGAACTGACTGCGCTGTTAAGTGAGGTGCAGAAGCTACTAAAAAAATTGTAGGTATTCCCTACGCTGCAACATCTCGTAAGTGAATTGGTACACCTTGTATCCGTTGGCTTGTGCGATGTTCAGTTTGTTCAAGTCGTTCTCGTATCCCTTACCACCTCGGTTGTGTCTGCCTCCGTTCCATTGACCGCCATTGATTTCGATTAGTATTTTACAGTCAAGGCAATAGTCCGCTTTGAATCTGCGGGGTGTGTCCATTATCTTGTTGTACACCGCCTCTTTGATGAAGTCGTACTTATTGGATAGGTGCTGCTCAAATTCAAGTATTACCTTAGTCCGCTCGGAGGCTGTCATATTTGTATAGATTCTTTTGATTTTTCGTCCTGTATGTACGCCATGTATTGAAGCAGTTCAACAAGGGGCGAACTAACCCAATACTCCATGAGGCGAGGGTCTTTCATTGATACAATCATGAGGGTATCGTACCATCCCCACTTGCTTCTAAAAGATTCATCAAGTCCTGTATCACCCCCTGCCGCTTCAACTTTTTCCACTGGGCCACCGAAAACCTGCTCAAATTGTTCTCGGATTCGGTTGTTAAAGTCAAAAAAAAAGCGGACGCACCCGTAAACACGCTGTACGGTACGTTCTTAAACTCGTCCGCATACAGTTGATGTTTGGTGTTGTACTTCTCAATTTCGTACCGTTTGCCCACCTTAATCGTAATCGGACGGTACAGCACCGCCATAGCCTTGTGAGCCGTTTCGGAAGGTGTAGCGCAGAACGTTTCAAGGTCGATGTATTCACCCGTGCTTATTGCGTTCATGTCCGGGATGAATCCGTACTCGATGCCGTCGATAGTGATAAACGGCTTGAACTGAACGGGGCTTTCTTCAAGTAGTTCGAGCAGGGTAGATGCAATCGCATCGCACTCGGTTAGGGTCAGTTCGTTAACGTCACCCCCGCAAAAGTTCTTAACAATCTGAATCGAGTTCATCGGCAGCAAATTGTACCGCATGACCTGTCCAAGCGTAATATCGTCGTGCGTGGTTGGTATCGAAATCTTAAAGCCCATAAAAATAATTTCATGCAAGTTAAAAAAAACGGGCGACTAAATACTCATATAGGTATAAACATTCAACAATGAGCAAACTAAATGAATTTATAACAGGGCTAAAAACCTTGTTAGCAGAACACACCCCCGCTCCGCCCCGTGAATATAAATTCATGAAGGATGGCGTAACGAAGGAAGGTGTTAAAGTATTCACTGAGGCCGAAGACTGGGCTGAAGGTGTCGAGGTGTTCGTGGAAGTAGAGGGTCAGGTTCAAGCCGCCCCGAACGGTACGCACATCCTCGAAGATGGCACAACTATCGAAGTGACCGACGGTAAGGTTGTGACCGTTACCAAAGTGGAAGCTGAGAACGAGATGGAGCAGGTGATTGAACAAGCCACCGCAGCCCTATCCGCAGCCATCAAGGACAAAAACGATTTCGCAACGCAGCTTACTGCGAAGAGTGCCGAAATCACCAAACTTAGTGCAGACCACGCCAACGCCATCGCAGCCAAAGACGCTGAGATTGTTGCGCTTAAAGCACAAGTAACAACCCTATCTGCTCAGGTGAAATCGGTTCAGGACACACCCGCTCCGGCTGCACCTGCTCAGAAAGTGGATGACAAAGGTCGCCCCGCAACATGGGCGAAAATGTCAACCGCTGAACGCATCGCATACAACCTCGAAAATATCAACATTAAACCCGCATCAATTAATTAATCATGCCTACATCAGTAACAGTAACCACCACGTATGCGGGAGAGAAAGCACCCGGATACATCGCTGCGACCCTACTCGCATCGAAAACAATCGACGCTGTAACTCAGCACCTGAACGTACCATACAAATTGGTATTGAAGAAGTACGCAAACGAAGCGTCTTTCGCTGACCTGACCTGCGACTTCACACCTACTGGAACAGTAACCCTGACCGAAGCATCGCTCACACCAAAGCAACTGCAATGGCAAGAGAAAATCTGCAAACTCGAATTTATCGACGACTGGGAATCAGCATCAATGGGATTCGGAAACGCTCGTACTTTACCTAAGGAGTTTGGCGACTTCATGCTTAACAACATGGCAGAAGCCGTTACAGCACGAGTTGAAACTTTAATGTGGCAAGGTGAAGCCGCAAACGCAGGTGAGTTCGACGGGTTCTACGCTCAACTCGGTTCAGCCGTTGACGTTGCCGGTTCTGTTATTACAGCAAACAACGTAATCGCTGAACTTCAGAAAGTGGTGGACGCAATTCCAACCACAGTAAAATCGCATCGTGGCGACGACGTATTTATCTACGTTCCTACTTCGGTTCTGTTCTTCTATGCAGCCGCTAAACAAGCACTCGGTACATTTCAAGGCGTTTACGAAGGTTTCGGTGAGGATGTGTTCTTAGGCTTCCCACTCGTACATTGTCCGGGTATGCTTGACAACACAATGGTTGCCGCACGTAAATCAAATATGCACTTCGGTACAGGCTTATTGTCTGACTTTACCGATGTTAAGTTGATTGACCAAGGCCCGATTGACGGTTCAGAGAACGTTAACGTAAGCATCAAATTCTCAGCCGATACCGCTGTGGGTTATGCAAACGAAATCGTTTATTACTTATACGAATCATAATGAGTATTACCTGTTCAATATTATCAGGACGGGAGCGGCAATGTAAGAACACCGTAGGAGGAGCAAAGACGCTCTTCCTCGGTCTTCATTCCGACTTCCTGACCGGGGTAGTTGCAGGTGGCACGAACGACCAAATCGACGAACTGCCAACCGCTACCCTGTACAGATTCGAGGTTGACCCCTCAGCATCGAGCCTGTCGTTAGTATCTACTATAAACGCCTCACCCGATAACGGTACGGTGTTTTACGCTCAAGTGATTACCGCTAAGTATAAGAAGATTACCGCCCTTGACCGTGCCAACTTTGCAAACATCGCAGCCAGTCAACTGGCAGCGTTCGTGTTGGATAACAACGGCAATATCTTCTACGTAGGTAAGGTCAACGGAGCAGACGTTACAGGAGGCGAAAACATGAATACCGGCAACGCTTTAGGCGATATGTCAGGATTCAACATCACCATCACCGCAAACGAACCGGCACCACCGTATATGCTTGAAGCGTACACTACCGAGCCGTTCAATAACTTTGCCGGAATTACGGTAAGCCCTGCCTACCCATCGGCATCATAACGAGTTCAGCCAATGTTTAAAAGGGCGGGTGTAAAGCCCCGCCTTTTTTATTAAATTTGAATCATGCTATACATCAACCCGAATCAGACCAATCAACGCTTTGTCGTTACGCTAAAAGAAAAGTGGAAGGACTTCGACACTACCCCTGAATCGTATTTGATGAAGTTAGTCAATACCAATAATTCAGCGGAGTACCTTGTCATCCCGATTGTCCTAACCGACAACGAACGGTACACTCAACTCCGTATCAACACGAACACCACCGCTGCCATATCGGGCAGCATAACCATAATGGAGACGGGCGAATACGCATACACTATCTACGGGCAGACAGGCACTACTAATCTCGACCCGGACGACACTGATGTAATTGGCGTGTTTGAGATAGGAACGCTATTCGTCACCCCAACCACCTACACCGAATACGTGAACGAGCCGACAATACCAACCACAATAGTCAACCAATGAGCGATACACCAAACAACAAGCATACTGTCGGGTCGATTCAATTAAGCGCATACACCCCGCATAATTACGTTGACGTAAAGAACAAAAAAGGATGGATTGAATACGGGGTGAATAACGACTATCCCGACTACCTAATCGACCTATTCAACGAATCACCAACGCATCACGCCCTGTGCGTGTCGTTGTCGTATTGGATATTCGGGGCGGGATTGGATTCGCCTGAACTGAACAAGTACGATTTTAACGAAACGCTACTAAGGTCTTGTTTGGAGTTCAAGATAAACGGGTATTTCTTTCTTGAGATTGTGTGGACTGGCAACCAAATCAGCCGAATCGAACCGATGCCGTCTGAACTGATGCGATGCGGTGAGCGTGTAGGAAGGGAGATACCGTTCTTTTGGTATTGTGAAGATTGGTCAAACACCACAAAGTACAAGCCAAGACAAATCAGGGCGTTCAGTTCCAATCCTACTGACATCGCAAACCACCCGAACCAAATCTTGTACGTCCGTCCGTTTAGCCCCGGTTCGTTTTACTACGCCAAACCCGACTACATAGGAGCGGTGGAGTACTGCGAACTTGAGAAACGAATCGGAACGTTTCATAATAGCGCAATTAAAAACGGACTGGCACCGTCTTACATCATCAAGTTAAAGAACGGAACGCCAACGATTGAAGAACAGGCGATAACAGAACGCAACATCAAGCAAAATCTAAGCGGTGAGAACAACGCAGGGTCGGCTTTGATACTTTATTCAAGTCCGGGCGAGGAAGTTGCCGAAGTGGACACGGTTCAGTTGAGCGATGCCGACAAACAGTATCAGTTCTTATCGGGTGAGGCAGCTGAAAAAATAATGATTGGACACCGTGTTGTTAGTCCGATGCTGTTCGGATTAAAAAACAACACGGGATTGGGGTCAAATGCGGATGAACTTGTCGAGGCCGAAAGCATTATGCGGACACGTGTACTTGAACCTGCAAGGGAGATGATACTGCGTGGGCTTAATCCATTATTCAAAGCCTTAGGTATCCAAACAACGCCCGAATGGAAAGATAAGCAAGACGCAGAAGATGCACAAGTCGAGCAGTCGTTTACGGGTATTCAAATTAGTTCAGCTATCGACATCGTTGGACGAGTGAACGAAGGGTTGCTTACTAAAGAACAGGGGTCTATCCTTATTGAGCAGATGCTTGGATTTGACGAGCAGATTGCCCGAAACATATTTGCAACTGAACCGGTAAACCCACTCGGACAGCCACCAGCAGACCCGACCCAACTAAGCCGTGAACCATCGGACGCTGAACTGGACGCAATCGGAGCGGCTTTGATTGATTTGGGCGAGGACATCGACGAAGCCGAATGGGAACTTGTCGATGCGGAGGAAGCCGACAAGGACGAAATAAATTTTGACGGCCTGTTTAAATTCGCATCGGTTCTGTCAAGCAACCCGAACGGACAAAGTGAACAGGATAATGACCTATTCAAGGTACGTTACGCATACGCCCCAAACCAAACAAGCAGCAACAGTCGCTCGTTCTGCGTGA